TCTGGAGCTATTATGGGCTTCGGAGGAGCAACTGTTCCCGCTAACTATCTTATCTGTGACGGTAGCGCTGTTTCAAGATCAACATACGCACATCTTTTTGCGACAATTGCAACAGGTTTCGGAGCGGGAGATGGTAATAATACCTTTAACGTTCCAGATTTTAGAGACAAATTAGCACTAGGAAAGGGGGCTAACAATAGCACTCTAGGAGCTACAACTCACGCGATGTCAGCAAGTTCTGTTAAGCCTTCAGAATCTACAGCACTTAGTGCTCACTCACTCACAACAGCAACTTTTGCTACATCAGCGAAAGACTCTTCAACAAGTTCTGCTGTTACTGCTGTAGCTGCTCACTCAGCTATTACACCTAACATGACTTTTCCAACAGTCGTAGTTAACTTTATAATTAAAACATAAAAAGGAGAAGTTTAGTGGCAGAGGTTACTACAGATCATTTAGCAAAAGATGTTAATACATTACATGAGAGAACTCAAGAAACGAAAGCTTCTTTGAACACACATGAAGCTGTGTGTAAAGAGCGTTATGAGAAAATTCTTCAGAACCAAGATAAAACAGATAAGAGAATTGAGAATTTACACAAAGAAATTTTAGAACTAAAAACAATGGCTACTCAAGGAAAAACTAGCATTAGGACACTACTTTGGGTAGGCTCTTTAGTGGCAGCTATCGTAGCTATTTTAGCCGGACTAACAAACATATTTAAGTAAGATAAGACGAGGGGAAATGTCAGAAAATTTTTTTAGAGTCCCAATTGAGAGACTTTTAGGTAAAATTGTTGTAGGAGAACACCAAGGAATTCAGTTTAACGACTCTCAGTGGGGTATGGTAAGTGGGTTATCTGAAAATCGTTTTTGGGTGCATGTATCCGCTAGAAGAACAGGAAAAAGTTTGTCTGCATCTATTTTAGCGTTTGCTAAATTGTTAGAGCCTAATCAACAAGTTATGATTGTTGCGCCTAACTTTTCTTTATCATCTATCATATGGGACTACACAACTGATATTATTAAAAATTTACAAATAGAAGTGGATAGATTTAATCAAAAAGACAAAGTAGTAAGACTAATTAATGGTTCAACTTTTAGATTACTTAGTGCCAATAATAGAGATAGTTTAGTAGGTAGAGCTGCTAATTTGTTAATTGTAGACGAGGCCGCAATTATTGATGACGATGAATATTTTACAAGAGATTTAAGACCGGCCCTATCAACATATGAAGACTCTAGAGCTTTATTTATTTCAACTCCTAGAGGAAAAGGTAATTACCTCTATAATTATTTTTTAAGAGCAGAAGATGAAGAGTATCCAGATTGGGGATCGGGGTTATATACTTGGAGGTCTAACCCTTTTTTAAAAGAGAAAGATATTGAAGAAGCTAAAAAGTCTAGTACCAGAAAACTTTTTGCTCAAGAATATGAATGTGAGTGGACAACTACTGAATTACAAGTTTATGATTTAAATGAAGAGAAACATTTAATAGACTTAGAACACATTCAAGCTAGAGATAGACGTTATGAGTTTATAGCCGGACTGGACGTAGGGTATAGAGATGAGAATGTCTTTATTGTGATGGCTACAGATGGAGAAGAATTTTATTTAGTTGATGAATATGTGTCAAATGAAACTACTACTAGTACTCTTGCAGAAGAAATACAAGAAAAAGTAGATGAGTGGGGTATTGATTCAATCTACATTGATAGTGCGGCACAACAACTAAAAGCAGATTTAGCATATGATTATGATATATATTGTGAAAATGCTATAAAATCAGTAAATGATGGTATTGCTGCAGTACAAGTTTTAATTGAAAATGATAGACTACTAGTTGATGTTAATAAGTGTGGGCATACTTATTCTTCTTTAAGTAGTTATAAGTGGAACCCTAGAACTGAAAACCCAAAACCAGTGCATGATTGGGCTTCTCATGCGAGTGATGCAGTAAGATATGCAATTTATACTCACCAAAAACGTTCTGTGGGAATTTTTGCTGCATGATTTTAAGGGACACTCAATTAATAATTTTAAATTACAAAAGATTAGAAAATGTTTTAAGAATAGCCTATACTTTTCAAGGATTTATGCCGATATTAGTGGTAAATAATGGAAATAGCACGAAACTTGGAATATCAAAAGTATTATTTCATAATAATGAAGAAAATAAATGGTGTATTGACCGGTGGTATTGGGCAAATAAATCTAAATTTAAATATTCTATCATTTTAGATGATGATATTTTACCAACCAAACATTGTTTACTAAAATTGAGAAAAACAGTTGAAAAATACCCCACTTCTTTGATAAGTATTTATGGAAAAAACAATTTAGAAGACGCAAAATCTTACGAAGAGTTAAAAGATGTGTGGTGTGTAGATAAAGATGTGGATATAGCTGTAGGTTCTTGTGTTGCAGTAAACAATAATAGTTTAAAAAGTGTTTTTGAAACCTATATAAAACCTTGGGGAACTATAAAAAGAGGTGATGACATATTAGTGTCTTTGTCTATGTCTCATTTTTATAAAACTAAACACAAAACTATTTCAACTGAAGTAGAATTGTTACCGGAAAAAGATGTGGGGCTAAATGCACATAAAAATCACAAAGAATTACGTTGGAAAGTACTAAAAGATTTTCAAAATCTTCATAGTTTTCAAAATAATTAAAATTTATCTGGTATGCTAAAAAGATTTCCTGTAAAATATATTAGAGATTATTTAAAGAAGAGATATCAAAAAACAGATAATTGTTATATTTGTGCTTCTACAGATAAATTAGAATTTCATCATCTTTATAGTGTTTCTGAGTTATTTAATTCTTGGTGTACAAAAAATAATATAGATGAAATAACCACTGTAGAAGAAATAAATATTTATAGAGAACAGTTTGAAAAAGACTATTTCTGGGAGCTATCTAATGATAATGCTCTCACTCTGTGTAAACAACACCACGAAAGATTACACAACATATTTGGACAACGATATGATAATTCCGTGGTAAAGAAAGTAAAAAATTGGGTAGAAATCCAAAAGGAGAAGAATTAACAAATGGCAAATGATGTTCCATCATGGAGACAATATCTTTCAGAAAAACTAAACCCTGTACAGCCATCTATTGCTTCTCAGGAACCTTTTTCAAGCCCTGACAATATTGTAGACTTTGAAAAAGCTTATAGAGAGATTGAAATTGTTCATCGCTCAGTAGATATAGTTATTAATGCTTTAATAGAGGTGCCTTTAGTAATCGAAGGAGGTTCTCCGTCTAAAAAAGTTCACAAACTGCTACAGAATAAACCTAACCCATTTGAAGATAGAGTTAGATTGTTTAGGCGTGCTTTTCTAGATTTTTTTCTAGATGGTAACGCCTTTTTCTATTATGACAAAGACCAAGAAGGTGGCGCTATTTATGTCATTCCTGCAAACGATATGGAGATTGTACCCGATGAAAGGGCCTTTGTTTCTCATTATAATTATCTTTTGAGAAACCAAAGTGAATCAGATTTATTTGGCTATGGAAAGTCAAGAAAATCAGAAGCTATTCAGTTTTTACCTAATGAAATAATTCATGTTAAGAGTGAGAACGAAGAAAGTATCTTTAGAGGGTATAGTAGGCTTCGTCCTTTAGAAAGACTTTTTGAACTTTATTATTATATGATTAACTTCCAAAGACAATTCTTTAAAAATAATGCAGTGCCTGGGTTTGTTCTTACTACGGATAATGTTTTAAGTCAAAAAATTAAATATAGACTTCTAGAATCTTGGAGACAAAGTTATACTAGTTTATTTAACGGAGCACGTTCTCCTGCAATTTTAGATGGTGGACTAAAAATTGATAAATTTTCTCAAATAAATTTTAATGAATTAGATTTTGAAAATTCAATTGAACGAATTCAACAGGATATGGCAAAGGCTCTTGGAGTACCATATGTTATGCTAAAAAGCGGTAATAATGCTAATATTCAGGCTAATCAAGTTTTGTTTTATAACCACACAGTACTGCCTATTTTAGAACAATTTTGTAGTGCTTTTTCTCACTTCTTTAATAATAACATTAGTATACGACCAGATAAAACTGCTATACTATCTTTACAACCTGATAACAGAACTCAAGCTATTTACTATTCAACGTTGGTTAATACTGGAATTATTACACCGAACGAGGCTAGAGTTGGATTAAGATTTCCAAAACTTGAAGACGGAGACTCAGACGGCATTAGAATTCCTCAAAATATTACAGGAAGTGCTACAGATGCGACTCAGGGAGGTAGACCTACCGCAGAAGAAAGTCTAGAGGACTCTACTACAATAGAGGATGAAAATTAATGAATAAGACATTATATTTAACTAGCGTTTTAGAAACAAAAGGCGCAAGAAAAAACAATAAACCCCTTAAAATTGCTGGATATGCCAACACTGCAGATAAAGATCGAGCTGGTGATATTATCCCTGCGACTGCTTGGGCAAAAGGCGTTGAAAATTATAGAAAAAATCCCGTATTACTATATCAACATGACCACGGTAAGCCCATTGGTCGTGTGGATAAGGTTACCGTCGATAAAAAAGGTATTTATGTAGAGGCTGCTGTTAGTGAAGCTGCTGAAAAATTACATGGAGTACAAACCTTAATCGAAGATGGGGCATTAAAAAGTTTTAGCGTAGGATTTAAAGTAAAAGACGGCGCTTATGACAGAGATTCGGACACTATGTTAATTACTGATGTAGAACTAATGGAAATTAGTGTTGTTTCTGTCCCTTGTAATCAAGAGAGTTTATTTAGCGTTAGAAAAAACTTCGAATCTGACTCAGATTACGAAACTTTTAAAAAACAATTTGAAAAAGAAGAAAACGAAATTATCGAAAAAGCTACGGATGTTAGTGTAGGAGTTACCGCATACGTAGGTGGACATTATCATACTGTTGAAGTAGATGAAAATGGTAATGGAGTTACTACTTATACCTCTCATGGAGAAAAACACTTCCATGATGTCAAATATTATAAATTATTAGAGGCTACAAAGCCTACTTCTCATAAGCATGAACTTGTTTTTATGGTTAAACCTAGTGAAATGCAAAATGAGCAAAGTGTAGAGGAACAAAGACCGCAGTCCCCGTCTGAGACGATGGGTAATGGGTCTATGAATCTCTTAACAGAATCGGAAAACAGAAAAGGAGATGAAGAAATGAGTGAAGATTCAGAAATTAAGACTGAAGATGATCTTACCGAGTCATCCGATGTTTCTGTTGAAGAGGCCGTTGAAGAAAAATCAGAAGAAGTAACTATTACAGTTGCTTCTGAAGAAGATATTATCGAAACGGAGAAAGAGGAAATAGACGATGAGGAAGAAGCTATTAGTGCTGATCCTTACGAACCCATTCCTTTTGTTAATCTTCTCAGTGCGGAAACATCACGTTTAACACACGAAAATTTTGTTAAATTCGATGATAAGCGGTGGAAAGTTACAAAACTTGCGACTGCCCAAAACCCATTTTATCAACTTTTACAAGTTGACTTAAATGGCGAATCATTGGATAATACTATTAACGTTGATGCAAAAACTTTATCTGTTGTTAATAACTGGGATTTAGGAACTAAGTTTGATATTACACTAACAACTGTTCCAGAGGTCAAATTTACTGACAAAGATAGAGTAGCTATCAAAGAAAGCTTCGAATCATTCGTTACTTTGAGTGAAAAAGAGCTTTACGATGTGAAATCTAAGGTAAAAACCGAAGATGATCAAGAAAAATTGAACAAAACTATTAATTTAAAGATCACTCCATTCGACGAATGGACTGATACAAATTATCAAGTTGCGAATCATATGATAAATCAAATTCAAGAGCTGAATGCGATTAAATCAGGTGAAGTTGAGGAAAAAGATTTAGCTCTAATGCTTCACGGTCATAAAACTACTAATTCAAAGGAGAATGATAAAATGGCGACACAAGACGTTGGCGATCCAATCGTTGTTAAAACCGAAGCCGAGACAGAAACACCTGCTCCAGCTGCACCTGCAGTTGAGGTAAAGAGTGCCCCTGCTCAGGTTTCCGAGCCACGAGTTGCCGAGCTTGTTGAAAAGACTGGTGAGGCAATTCTAACTGAGGCTGATGCCCAGGACAAAAAAGGTTCAGAGTACACCCCTGTTGAAACAGATCAGGTTGCTGAACTTAAGGCTCAAATGAAAAAGTACGAAGAGCAAATTTCTGCTCTATCACAGTCCAAGATGGTCTATCAGGAAACTTCTCATACAAGCAAAGAGCAGTTCTCCGAGAAGGAAATGGCGAATTCATATATGCTTTCCCAGGCCCTAGGCCGTCGCGACCCCTTCGATACTAAGATGGGTCAGAGAATTAAGGCGGTCACATCTGTTGATCAGTTCCTTTCAAATTTCTCATCTAATGTATACGAAGAAATGGAACAGCAACTCGTTATTGCTCCTATGTTCGACAGAATTCAAGTTGATGCAAAGACTTTCAGAATTCCTGTTGCTAAGGAAGACACTGACGGTGATGTTGCTCAGTTTGCTTCTGGCACTTTTGCCACAGGCATTGCAGATGCAACAAATGTTCCAACTTCAAA